GAGATCTCGGATTGCGCCTGCAAAGCCCTCTAACGTCCCTACTACCTAAAGTCAGTTCTGACTTGTATTCCAGTCAGTTTTGACTTACAAATCAGACATCAGCAGCACAGCACACGGGGTTCACAATGAGCGACAACGGCAAGATCAAGTGCGAACTGGACGGCGCACTGGTCCACTCGATCAAACTTCACCTTGAGAAGTATCATCCGAGCGTCACGCTCGCGGACTACCAGAGCCGCTATCCCGAGGCGCCGGTCTTGTCCGAGAAGGCCAAGGACGCCATCCGCACCAAGCGCGCCGAGAAGGTTGCCGAGAAAGCCAACTTCGGCGCCCGCCAGCCGCTGACCGATCTGTTCGGTTTTCTCCCCGCGACCGTGACGAACAGCCAGGGCAAGGTGATGGACGCGCGCGTCTATGACCGCAGCGACTACAGCGCCGACGATCTCGCCTGGATCCCCAAGATCGATCCGGACTACATCTTCAACGTCGACCTGACCAAGATCGCCCTGATGGCGCTCGAGCTCAACAAGCCCGCGTTGTTCTGGGGCGTGCATGGCACCGGCAAAACGACCGCCTGGGAGCAGGTTTGTGCCCGCACGAACCGCCCCTTCCATCGCGTGCAGCACACGGTCAACACCGAAGAGGCGCACATCCTGGGCCAACTCGGCGTCGTCACTGAAGTCACGACCGACTCCGATGGCAAGGATCACGTTCACGCCGTCACGAAGTTCAACCCCGGTCCCCTCACCCTCGCCATGAAGCACGGCTGGGTCTACTGCGCCGACGAATACGATTTCGGCATGCCGAGCGTGCTCGCCGCCTACCAGCCGGTGATGGAAGGCAAGGCGCTGATCATCAAGGATGCCCCGCCCGAGTGGCGCGTCACCGAGCCGCATCCGAACTTCCGCTTCGTCGCGACCGGCAACACCAACGGCGGCGGCGACGAGACGGGCCTCTATCAGGGCACGCAGATCCAGAACGCCGCGAACTACTCTCGCTTCGCCGTCACGAAGCAGGTCGGCTACATGGAGCCGAAGATCGAAGCCGCGGTCATCGCCGGCAAGTCCGGCATCCGGATGCAGGAAGCGACCAAGATCATCGACTACGCGACCAAGATCCGCACTGCCTTCACCGGCGGTCAGATCAGCAACACCGTCAGCCCGCGCGAACTGATCAACGCCGCGCTGTTCGGGGTCGTCACTGGCGGCAACTGGCGCGAGGGTCTGGCGCTGGCCTTCGCGAACCGTCTGTCGACGGTGGATCGCGACGTCTGCGACCAGTTCGCCCAGCGAGTGTTCGGCTAAGGGCGACGGGACGATGAACATGGTTCTTCGTATTGAGGACTCGATGCCCGCCATCCGAGCGTTCGCTTGGCGCGCATTGAGCCGGGCGGTCGCAGCAGGCTCCGTGGTCGAGCTGGATGACGTCATTTCGGAGTGCAAGATCGCCTGGGTCCAAGCCAGTCGAACTTATGACGAGGCCAACGGCACGCCGTTCCTGGCCTATCTGCGCACTGGCATGAAGCATCACATCAACCGCTGGATCGACCGCGAGCTTCGGGAACACAACGGGTCCCATCTGGAGTTCGACAGGCCGGCCGGCGATGACGACTGCGACCTGCACGGCATTATTGCCGACACCAGCGCCGAAATGCCCGACGAAATCCTGGCGCTTCGCGATCGCCGCGAGAAGCAGCTGGCAAAGCTGAGCCCGCGCGCCCGGCAATTCATCGAGATGCTGGAGAGCCCACCCAAGGCTCTCTACGACATCCTGACCGCACTCAAGAAGCGCCAGGAATATGCGATCGAGCGGGGCCTGCCGGCAGCGCCCGTGCCACGGCGTATCCTCACCACCCTCGTATTTCGCTTCATGGACTGCTCGCGGCTCGAGCAGACCCGGATCAACGACGAACTCGAGGCGAAATTCGGCCTCAAGGACGCATACGCCAAGATGGACAGGATCAAGCGCTGATGGAACCGAATATCATTCTGGCTCCCGGCTGCTACGGCATGTCGATGTGCTACCGCGAGGGCACCGCCGAGTGCGGCACCTGCCCGTTCGCAGCATCGTGCGGCCCGCTCGCAGCCGAACAGCTCGCCATGCTGCGCGCGGAGCTCGGCGTCGTCGTGCCGAAGCGCAAGACGCTCGACAAGCCGCAGAAGGCGGCCGCGCTCGTCCCGCCGGCTGTGATGGAGCTCACCAATGGCCTGCCGAAGAAGGTGGCTGCCTGGATCGGCTACATCGAGCGCGAGGGCATCAAGGTTACGGAAGCGCTCACCAAGGGCGAGAACCCGTTCAAGGGCAAGCGGCCGCCGTTCATGGCGATCGCCTGTCACCTGCTGCTCAAGCTGCCGCAGGGCGTCAGCCGCGACCTGCTGACCCGCTGTCTCCAGGACAAGCTGTCCTGGTCGAGCGAGACCACCGCGGCGCACGTCACCCAAATCCGCCAGATCCTCACGGCGCTCGGCGCGATCGATGAGGTCGACGGCATGATGAAATTGAGGGTCAACTGATGTTCGCGGTCATCGTTACCGGCAAAGAGGTTTGGCCCGATGGCAACGGTCATACTCGCCCCACGACGAAAGAGGGCGAGAAGTTCTGGGTTTGCAACATCGAGCCAGCCGGCTGGGTGCCTGCAACCGGCACAAGCTTGTCCTTCAGCAAGGACCCGCCGCGGGACATCATGACCTTCAAAACGCAGCTTCGCGCGGAACAGTTCGCGAAGAAGTGGAAGGGGCATCCCTGGTGGGTGGTGCCTAAGAGCTACGAGGTCGTCGAACTCGAGCCCGTCTACAAGGTCGATTATTACAAGGTGAAGCGCTAATGCATACCGTCCTTGCGGCACGTTCCGACTTCTCGATCGGCGAAGGTATCCTCTCGGTCGAGGACCTGGTGAAGAAGGCCAAGGAGACCGGCGCTAAGGCGATCGGGCTCACCGACACCATGTCGATCACCGGCATGATCGACTTCACCAATCGCGCCAAGAAGGCCGATATCAAGCCGATCATCGGCTGCCGGCTGCGGCTGGTCGACGACGTCACCTGGAAGAAGTCCAAGGATGGCCCGAAAGCGCCGGCGGAATACTACGTCACCGCCTATGTGTTGTCCGAGGCGGGCCTCAAGGCGCTGTTCCGGTTGCTGACGCTGGCGAACTCCGAAGATCGCTTCTACACCGTCGCCAAACTGTCGTTCGAGGATCTCCACGGCGAGTTGATGAAGCTGGGTCCGGATGACCTGGCGATCGCGACCGGCGACGTGCAGAGCATCCTGGTCCATCCCGATCACGAGCGGATCATCGACGACCTGTGCAAGACGGGAACGCCGATCTTCGCGCAGATTAGCCCGATCGACACGCCCTATTACGACACGGTGAATGCGCGCGCGATCGAGATGGTCAACAAGGCTGGCATCGCGCCGCTCGTCACCCGCCCGGTGCTCTACGGCGAGGGCGAAGCTGACGCCCGCGACGTCATGAATGCGGTGTCGCGCAACGTCAAAATGTCCGAGCTCTGGATCCAACAGCCGCATTTCCGCGACCTGATCCCGCTCAACGATCGCGGCTTCGTGCTCCAGCTCGCCGCGCTCAAGTCGCGGCTCGCCAAGCGCGGGATCACCGTGGGTCCCACGCTGGCCCAAGGCGTGCGCAACACCGACGCCCTCGCCGACCGTGTCAGCTACGTCTGGTCGAAGGCGCCGATCTCGCTGCCGAAGATGGCCCCCGACGAGTTCAAGGCCCTGGTCGAGGCCTGCAAGGCCGGCTGGAGCAAGCGCTTCACCACCACCGCCTTCGGTCACCGGCCCTCGATCGAGGAGCTCGCCGAGGTCTACAAGCCCCGCCTGGCCTACGAGCTCGAGGTCCTCAAGAAACTCGGCTTCTCCGGCTACTTCCTGCTCGTGATGGACATCGTCAACTATGCAAAATCGAACGGAATTCTCGTCGGACCCGGCCGAGGCTCAGTCGGCGGCTCGCTCGTCGCGTATCTCGTGGGGATTACTGATTGCGATCCTATACGGTTTGGGCTGCTTTTTGAGCGTTTCATCAATCCTGATCGTATTGACCTTCCCGACGCCGACCTCGACTTCATGTCCGAACGCCGAGGAGAAGTAATTGACTACCTCATTACGAAATACGGCAAGGATCGCGTGGCGGGCATTTCTAACTTCGGCAAGCTCGCTGCCGCTTCGAGCATTCGCAACATTGGCAAGGCGTTCGGACTCTCCGAATTTGACTATGTTTGCTCTAAGTATGCTCCCAAGGAGCACGGCGCCAACATCGCCCTACCAAAAGCGGCCGAGATCACACCGGAGATAGGAGCATTTCGTGACCGCTACAAAGCGCTCTGGGACGTCATGGTTCGTCTCGAAGGCACTCAGAACATCCTGGGGCGGCATGCTGCCGGCGTTGTCGTGGGAGGCTGTGATCTGGTGGAACGAGGCGTTATTGAACGCCGAAAAGACGGCGCTACCCTCAATTGGGACAAGCGCATCGTCGAGGACCAAGGTCTCGTTAAGGTCGACATTCTTGGCCTCAACACGCTCGATCTGATCGACCTGACCCTGAAATACATCCGCAAGCGGCACTCGCAGAAGGTCAACCTGCTGCAAATCCCGCTGGATGACGAGAAGGTGCTCGACGCCTTCGCCCAGGCCAAGACCACCGGCATCTTCCAGTTCGAGGGCGGCGGCATGCGGCGCCTGCTCAAGGAGCTCGGCAAGGACACCGGCTGCACCTTCGACGATATCACGGCCGCGACCGCGCTCTACCGGCCGGGTCCGATGGAATCGGGCATGATGGACAGCTTCTGGAAGCGCAAACAGGGCATCGAGACGGTCGAATACGACCACGAGCTCATGGAGCCGATCCTGAAGCCGACCTTCGGCGTGATCGTCTACCAGGAGCAGGTCATGCAGATTTCGCGCGCGATCGCCGGCTATTCGGCGCCCGACGCCGACAAGCTGCGCAAGATCATGGGCAAGAAGCTGCCCGAGGAGATGGCCAAAGAGCGCGGCAAGTTCACCGACGGCTGCGTCGCGACGATTGCCTGCACGCCCGAATGGGCCGCTGACCTGTTCGACAAGATCGAAGGCTTCGCCGGCTACGGCTTCAACAAGAGCCATTCGGTCGAATACACCCTGATCTCCTACCAGTCGATGTGGCTCAAGGTGAACTATCCGGTCGAGTTCTACGCCTCGGCGCTGTCGCTGCTCAAGGAGGAGAAGCTGCCGGCGATCCTGAAGGACGCGGCCAATTTCGGCATCAAGATGTTCATGCCGGACATCAACTACTCCTCGGGGCAGTTCGAGATCCTCAACGACACGACCCTCTGCATCCCCTTCGACCGGGTCAAGGGCGTGTCCGAGAAGGCCCGCACCGCGATCCTTAAGGCCCGCGAGGACGGCGACTTCAAGACCATGAAGGAGTTCGTGGCGCGGGTCGAGCGCAGGACGTGCAACAAGCGGGTTGTCGAGGCGCTGGATGCGATCGGGGCCTTTGCCCGCATCGAACCCACCCAGCCGGCCGCAAACGATCCCAGCCGCATCGCAGCCCAGAAGGAACTGATCCCTGGCCTGATCATCGATGTGGTGCCGATCAACCGCGAAATGCACGCCGACAAGTTCACCAAGGCCAAGCTCGGGCAGATCATCACGGAGTATCGTCAGGCGGAGGGCGGTGACGGCCAGGGTGTCAAGCCGACGATGGGCAAGAACGCCAAGTTCATGGTGATCTTCGACGCGCCCAGCCGCTCCGAAGAACAGCAAGGGGCGTTCTCCTGGGGCGACAACTTCCATTCCGTCGCCTGCTCGCTGTCCGATGCCGGGCTCGAGCGGGCCGATGCCTACTGGACGGGCCTGATCAAGCGCCCCAAGGAAGGCAAGCAGGTCTCGCCGGCCGAGATCAACAAATACGTCGGCTACCTGGACAAGGAGATCGACCTGCTCAAGCCGCCGGCGATCGTGCTGCTGGGCTCGACGGTGGTCCGGCACTTCTTCCCCGACTTCAAGGGCAAGGCGTCCGACCAGGCGGGCAAGGTGATCTACTCCAAGCGCTACGACGCCAACTTCGTCATCGGCTTCAACCCCGGCGAAATCTTCCACGACCCTGACAAGCAGGTGCTCATGGATGAGGTCTTCGCCTCAATCGCGAGTTTCATCGAATGATTGACCCGTCTAGACCGCCGCGGCCGCGCCGAGGCTATAGATGGGAATATCGATCGGGGTGCCAATGCGAGAATTGCCCGTGGAAGGGGAACTGCATCGGCGAAAGAACACCGCATTGGATCGAACTTAGGCTTGAAGATTCCACGCGCAATCCAGACTGAACTTGCTATATCTTCAATTGACAGTCAGCACTGACTTACTTAAGAGGGCCACATGAGCGACACAGACACCACAGCTTCCGTCCCCGCCACGAAGCCGACGCCGAAGATCACCGTCATCAATTTCATCGACGGCACTCAGGCTCGCAAGGACGCCACCTTCTCGCTGGCCGACCTGTCGACCGCATTCCAGGACCAGATGTCCATGCGAATCCACTACGGCGAGCTCAAAGCGAAGGCCGAGCGCCAGCACGCCGACCTCAAGCTCAAGCTGGAAGCAGCCGAGAGCCGAGTTGGCCGCGAAATTCGCGACGACCTGACCAAGCAGAGCGTGAAGGTGACGGAGAAGCTCCTCGAGCAGGAGATCAACGCGCATCGCACGATCCTGGCGATCAAGCTCGCCATCAACGAGGCCAAGCAGGTGTTCGAGGTCGCCAAGGCCGTCTACGAGGCCTTCGATGATCGTCAGAAGATGCTCATGAGCGCCGGCGCCAAGGACCGCGTCGAGATGGAAGGCGAAATCCGCATGGGTGTCGTTTCCGCGCGCGACGCCTCGCTCAAGACCGGTGCCCAGGACATGCTCGAAAAGCGCCGCCAGCTCCTGTCTGGGAACGCAGCATGAGGATCGGCGGCTTCGTGTTCATGTCCGGCTATCTCGCCATCGGCGCTCTGACCCATTGGGCGCTGCTCGGCTCCACCTTCAATGTCGCCAGCGTCGCCTCATGGGGCG